GCCTATATCCTGTATAGATGTTGAAATAAGATCATCATCGCCAACCGATCCAATCAAATCTTCTATTTCTGTCTTAAAGCTCATCCAGATATTCCTACTTCAGTAAATGTTGTTGCTATCGGATTCACACTGCTAAAAGTAGCTGAAGCATTAGCTACTGGTGTAAAAGTAGTTCCGTCTGCATCTATTGTTGATTCTGTAAAAGCCATTAGTAATCGTATTGTTTTATGTGATAGCTTGAGCCATCTCTTTGTTTATTAGCATATTTCTTTGCTTCATTTAATTCTTCTCTCCAGAGTGTCCTGAAATATGTAGCTTGCTGTAATCCGTTTGGATTTGTTTCATATCCTTTTGATATAGCATAATAAGCTAAAGCATCATGGAACTCTGTAGGTATTGCTGGAGATTCAGCAAGGGCAATGCCAGTTCCAGATGCTACGAAATCCTCATCCCTTTTTACCGCATGTACATTGACAGTCTTGACTTCGCTTACTGATACGTAATCTGTGCTGCTGTCGCTGTCTGATCGAGTTGCTATAGCTATAGCGTCTCTCTCTATCCACCATACTTTCTTTAACGCACTTGTTCTCTCTGCTGTTGACATTAGGTTGTATCCATCTTCTCAGGTTGCCCCACCAGTCTGGGTATTTCATAGTTGTCATAATCTACTCTTGTAATTTCTACTATAGCATCATCAAGATTATAATAACGCTGATCAGCAACAGTAGGAAATGTATATAGCTGTTTTAGTACTCTTGTTTTCCTGCAAAATTCATCCAGAGCTTTGTTTAAAAAGATCCTGATCTGCGTCTCGCCAAGATGCGGATGATGTTGCTGTACTGTTTCTATTAATTGTTTCTGTGTCATAATTCTAAGTTAGGGGAGCATTACGCTCCCCCAACTCGTTTTGTTTAGTTAGCTGTTAAGAAGCATCAACAGTAGCTTTTGTTGAACCACTACAATACCAGTTTGTACCATCACAAGAAATATCAATCGTATCATTAATTGCACCAGCATTTAATGTTAAAGATGATACTGTTTCGTGTATGTCTCTACCAGTATTTGTTGCATGATCAGTACCATAGCTACCATGATAGTATATCTTACTTGCACCACCAGATACCACATGTTCACTTGTATCACCAGATATAACCCTAAAGCTAAATCCAGTAAGAGAACTTGATATAGTAGGTAATGTAACAGTAATTGCACCACCAGATAGAATGAAAGCTTTTCCATGATCAGCTGGTACAATAGAAAAACTTGCAGTCTTACTTACGCATCCAGCACTTGAACCACCTAAATAAGGTCTAGCCATAATAAGCCTCCTTACGCTGTGATTTTAAACAGATGATGACTTTCAATTAGCTGTATACCAACACCTTCATCAGACATGTATTGATCTTTTACTGCGTCAAACGCATTATCAGTTTTAATATTTGTCTGATACATTGAAGGACGGTATTGTGCATGAAACAGATTTTCATCAGATACAACTAACATATACTTATTGTAAGGTCCACGTAATGCTGGAGCTGGAATCAACTGCAACATTCCATGAGGTGTCTCAAGTATACGATAATTGAAACCAAGAGCATCACGCTTCATATCTCCAAGAGAAACTGTCCAACCTGAGTTGCCAGACATCCCTGAAGAACCAGCCATTTTAGACCAGTAACCCAAAGCACCAGCACCAACAAAAGCACGCTTAACGCCTGATTCTGGTACATACTGGAATACCTTTTCCATATCATCTACAAAATCTCCATAGCCGTAACTTGAAGAAACTGTAAAAATATTGGTATAATCAACAGATGAAGAACTGCTTCCGTATGTATTAATGGCGGAAATGATACCATAAGTTGTACGAACCAAGTTTCCGTCAGCATCTGTACGTCCAGAGTCATTGAAAGAATCCGATGTAGATCCATCTTGAAGATCCAAACCAGTACCATCATCTCTCTGTCCAAACAAGAAGGCTTTCTCCTTCTGCATCTTATGCTCTTGAGCTTTTATCCTACGCAATCTAGAAAGTTCTGAAGATTCTCCACGAAGAACTGCTGCTTGTAACGTACCAGTTATCTGCAATGGAGTCTTAAAGATCTGACAAGAGTTCCATACGACAGATAGCTCATCTGCCCATGCTTCAGGTGCGTCAGTACCTTCACCGTGTGCACTACCGACAACATAACAAACGTCATCATCAGCAATAGCAATAGTACTGTTGGCTAATGATTTCATTGTCAATGTTGTAGATGATGCGGTAATAACTGCCGTACCTCGGTTGGTGTCTTCATCACTATTCCAAATCTCAACAACCAGTCCAATCCATGAACTGTCTGGAGTTGAGGAAAGACCTTCAATACCATCCACAGCGATACTGGCTAAACCAGTATCGTTATCTGGAATAGTACCCGGATCTGCATTAATGACGAACTTTTGTTTTACCCAAGGATTACGATGTTCAAACATCTTAAACACTGGGTCTGGGACTTTCCGTTGTTCCTGATTACTAATCAATGTAGTAAAAGGTGCAACGTCTGTCCATAGCTCCTTAGTGACCTGCGGATCTACGTAAAAATTTCGTCGATCCGTATAAAGTACACCAGAAGCTTTTAGTAGCTTTTCTGTAGCTGCCATTTCATTCTCCTTTTATTGTAGTTTACTTTATAACTATTACCTCCCCAGTAAAGCATCACTAAATAATTGCTCATCACTTCTAGGCTGTTCAGACTGTCCTGTCTGCACTGCTGCAGTTTTAGGAACAGCTAAACGACCTGCTTGATTTTGCATCTCTTCAGTACGCTGTTTTACTACTGGGTTGGGGTTAGTTCTCAATTCAAACAACTTGGCTAAATTGTCAAGAGTAAGGTTATCAGGATTCTGCGACCACTCTACAAACTGTGCAGCTTTTTGATTATCGTAACCAAAATTGTTCACAGCATGGCTCATGGCTTGAGACTGTACCATACGTAGCTGTTGCTGTTGCATCTGCTGTTGGTACTGTGTCTGCATTTCCTGATCCCGTACCTGATCTTTCTTTGTGAGAAAGTCAATGTACTGGTCCCTGTATGACTCTTTAGCTATTCGATACCTAAAGGAATCCGATTCAGGATCATTATAAGCATCGACCTCATTGTATGAATGTGGTCTTTCAGGTGCTGTAGGCTCCTTCAATGAAGGCTCTTGGAGTCCTTGCGGTTGTCCTTGAACTTGTCCGTTGGAGGGTGAGCCTTGCTGGTCAGCGTTTTGTGGTACTGTATTAGTCTTGTAGTACTCCAATTCACTGCGTATAGCACTTAGCTCTCCCTTGGCTTTGTCAGCTTGTGATTGCCAATATTCAAAACGAGTTGAGTCGTCTCTGGGGGAGACTTCGTTTGTTTGTTCTTCCGTGATTGGTTCGCCCGTACCTACAGGATTTTCTGTAGGTATCTCCCCCATAGGGATACTGGGTTGCTCTGTTTGCAATCCAGCGTTCTCTACAACAGGACGATCAGCTTCACGTGTTTCTAAGATATTCTCCATTACTTTTCCTTTGCGGTTTGGTTATTTCCAGCAACCGCTTTCTTCAATTATTTTTTCTTCCATTTACGAGCATTCTGGGCAAAGACTTTCTTCTTCTTCATTGCCGTAGAATCGCTCTTTTTTACTTTAAGCTTACTGGCTGCTATGTTCTTACCTTTTTTAGTGCCTGTAGCTTTTCTGAGACTGCCTCTTTTACTAGGCTTGATATAAATCTTTTTCTTAGCCATTACCCTTCCCAAGCTCCTTTAGGGTTTCTTTCTCTGCCAAGATAATCATGTGTTGGATCAAAATGTTTTGGCATTATAGTATCGCCTTGTGGTAAATCTTTTGTATAGGGGTTAGGTGGCTCTGCTCCTACAGCTCCGTAAATAACTTTTTGATCTCTGACGCTTAACATTTCAGGAGCACCATCTTTTCTTTGTGCCATTTGTAAAAAAGAGTATACATAATCAGTAGCTTTTTCTCTTGCAACAGATCTTGGAACAAGAAATGTATCAAGGTCATCTGTAATGGAACTGTGTAATTCATTCATAACCCTATCTATATAAGCAGGGTCATTCTCAGGATCCCAAGGTCTTTTTTTCCAATCTTTTAATTCATCGCCAAGTCTTGTTATTTCAACTAGAGGCGGGTCTTCTGAATCTCTCATTAATAATGAAGCACCTCCTACAAGAGCACCAGTAGATAAAACATCTGTTAATCCAGCTCTAATAGGATTAGCTTTATATCTTTGTTTTGTTACTGCTTTAAAAGCATCAAGCCCTATTTTAAATGCACCCATTACTCCTCCAGCCTTAACATTTCTTCATTCATTGAACGCTGCGTATTCCTGCGTTCATCAAAGTCCTCTATATCTTCTTTAGCAACCTTTAACTCATCTGCAAGGCGTGTCTGGTAAAGCTTAGTTGCCATTTCAACCTTAGCCTCTGCTTTAGCCAGTTTCTTTTCAAATTCTTTTACTTCTACACGCTTTCTATCATGTAAGGACTCTCTTTGTGCTGTCTGCAGATCTCCTTTAAGTTTCTTAATCTCTTCACCTTGTGCCTGCATCTGCTGTTGCATTTGCTGCATTTGTCCCGCTCTCTCTAACACACCCTCCATATCTGCAACATCAGTCTGCTTAAGCACCTCAATCTGATCAATAAGACCCTTTTCGTATAACTGCATATAGTACTCAAATCTTGCCCAGCGATTAGATGGAAGAGTAGAGCCTGACAGTACAATTAAGTCATATTTGCCAATAGTGATATCATTTATCTTGCCAATAAGATTACCAACATCATCATACAGAGGGCTGTTGACCTTCATCTCTAATGGTCTGTTATTCGGCTGCATTAGCCTGAATACCTTCTCATCTGTATATACAAACTGTATCAACTGGACTACAACCTTGGCAAGCTGGTTTATACACTCTTCTATATCATCACGCTTGGATTTAATCCTTCTCTGACCATATTCGTCTAAAGCAACCGTTCCCTTGAACGTCTGGGGTGCACTGCCGACATCTCCCTGCATCATAGCATATATACCGAGGATTCTTTCGATATCGGCTCGTGCATCAGCCTCATTCTTGTATAGCTCGTTAGGTAAGGGCACTGGACCTGCTACAATCGGCTGCCCCAATTCTGGGTCAAATTCTATTACTGCTGTACCTGCTTTTCCCCATTCTTCTTCTAAATGCTGTTTATCCATACTGCCACGTGGTATAAGAAGCTTAACATTGGTGGAACTGGATGCATGAGCTACGATCAGGGATCTGATCTTATTAATATATTCCTGTAAGCCTTTTACCAGCCTTACATCGCTCATTGGATAAGGATTGCGGTTAAAACCATTCATAAACGGTACAACAGGGTAATCTTCGATTGGCAGGTCCACCATAAACAACTGTATATCACCCACGCTGACACATTGCTGTATCTGAGTAATTTCTATCTCGTTTACCATGATACCGCCATCTTCTATGAGGTCAGCCTTGGTTAAGACATCAATGGTAGTAGTACTGCCGGGAATAGAGCCTTCATGCTCTTCACCTGCCATAGGAACAGGCTGACCACTCATTGGATCTAGCATTAAATGATATGTATCACCAAATTCTTTTTGAATCTCCATGTAAGTGCCTACATTGCTTTTGTCCGTAAAGACAGTCTGCTCACCTGCATTGGTTATCAAGACAATAGGCTCTTTCTTATATTCTTCAAAGTCTGCTTCGTTTAAAACCTTCTGCTCATCACTTAACGGATCATATATCTTATAGTAAGGACGTTTGATTTTACTATAGCGTTCAAACAGCTCTAACTCACGCTCATCAGTAATAGTGGTCCCGCTTATACGCCTTTTTAAGGTAACATCTTCACTCTTAAGGCTATAGCGTGACTCTGATGCTATATTGATATAATTCGTTTCTGTTGCTTCACGTATATGCTCTTCAAACTCAGGATATGTTTCTATAAGCTGTGTCTGGGATATTATCTTGCCTACAATGATATGTGCAGCATCTCTGGCAAAAGGATCTTTGGAGCTGGGGTCTATATACAATTCCAGAGGGTCAATAGATTTTAACTTAACTTCCCCAGCCCCAAAATCAGCATCTGGGTCAATATGTGCCATCATAACGCCCATACCCTTCACATAATAATCATCAATAGCCTGCTTTAATTCAACATTGCCATTAGAGTGATCCCAGATGTAAGCCATCAGGTCAGAGAACATCCTACCGACTTTAGCATCGCTATTCTCTCTCGCTGTGGACTGAAATTTTGGACTATTGGATGTGAGCATAGCCTTTGCCTGCTCAACTGCACTATATACTACATTAACAACCAATGGCTCTTGTGCTCTCTTCCTGAGAGCTGATACTTGATCATCTGTCCATTGCTTGCCGTTGCGGAACTCATTGTCCTCAACTGCCTGCTTTATCCAGTTCTGCCTTGCAGACGAATAGTCTGAAAGCAAATCATGGGTTAGCTGTACTTCTTCTGTTTTAGTCTGATTACCTTGCAAAGTATGTGGAAAGGGTTGATTGACTAATTAATCAGTACTTAAACTCTTACTTTAAGTAAAAGTTCCTAAATTAAGCTATCTTCCAGCTTATATCCTGATCTTCCCTGTAAGTATAATTAATTTTTCTTTCTTTTGCAATAGTTTTGTGATTAGGAGTATAACATTTCTTCATAGCATAGAACAACCCGTCTAAAAGGTCATCATGCTTACCCCTAGGATAAAGTAAAAGCTCATCAACCATCTCTGGCAGATCATTTTGGATGAACATCTTCTTCTGTGCAAAATAAGGCTGCATAGTCTCAAGCCTTGATGATTTACTTGTTCTTGGACTCTCTTTTATCTCTAAGCCCGATATGAAGATCTTTTCTTCATCGCATCGCTGACGAAGGTATTCCCTAAGCATCTCCTGATAGCCTACACTCTCTACCCTGACCTTTACAGGCTTAAATAGTTTGAAATATTCTATAATGTTTTCAGCAAGCTGCATGGGAGTTGCCCTTTGGCGGTAATACTGGAGAATATACCTGTTATTGTTTTCGTCTACTGCAACAGGCATGATTACAGAGTAATCTGCCGTCTTGCGTACCGAAGAAGCAGGGTCAACCCCCATGAAGACATTGACAGGGAACTCTTTATCCCCATCTGTTAAATAATGCTTATCGTTATTGTCAAACTTGAGCTTATAGTCATGATGCTGAATATATTCCTGTTTAAACAACTGGTCCTCATCACCAGTGATCCAGCACATATATTCCCTATAAAAGACTGAAGTTCTGCCTATGGAATCCAGTTCTTCCTTCTTTTCCTTTAGTTTCGATATTGGCTGCCATTCCTCCCATAGAGCTTTGTTGCCATCCAGATCAGGGCTGAAATGCATATTCTTCCACCCCTTCATATCCTTTAATACCTCTACCATGCATCTCTGGTGCTGTGGAGTGCCAATGACACATATCTTACCCTTCTGAGGATCCAAAGATGGTACAGCACTCTGCAGTAGCCATCTAAGATTCTGCTCCATAGCCTCGGCTGTCTTGGTGTTGTTCTCATCTTCAGGGTCATCAACTATAATCAGAGTGGGACGCTGTGAACCAACCTTAATGCCACGCAACTGCTGTCCCGTACCCTTGCAGATAATCATAGAACCGTCTTTAAGCTCTATCTCGCTCTTAGCCCATTGCCTTGCACTGTGCTGCCCCCAGTACCCGTAGATCTGCCGGAAGGAATCACTGTACTCTATGGTGTCCTTGATTGTGCCAAGGAGCTTTATGGCATGATCTTGGGTACGGGAGACTAACACAATAAGCTTTGCCCCACTATGGTTCATGATATGATAAAGGGGATATACACCTCCAACAATAGAGGATTTAGCATGACCACGTGGGGCAATGATATTTGCCTGCTTGATATCGTCATCCATCAGGACATCGGCTATCTGGTAATGAAACTCTGGGGAAGAGGCTGAAAACATGTTAGGCATAATCACCTTGCCGAACATGATCATATTATCTTTCAGCTTTCGCCTGATATATGACTTATCTTCTTCCATTAATCACATTCATCGCTATACTGTTCATAATAATAACCCAGATCCTCCATCTCACGGAGTGTATCTATGGCTAACTTTGCCATATACTCGGGATTGCCGTTATGCATGACTGCCAATACATGAAATGCACTTACAGCTATCTGTAACTGCTGATCCCTGAGATTATCTTCCGTAATACCGTTATATTGTTTCTCAACTTCACTCAGGGGCTTCATGTTCTTCGCTCTTACGCTGCAGGGTAAGACGTTTATCTTCTTTTGCTATAGTATCGGCTATCTGTTTAGTCATATCCACCTGTATCGTGTCCGTTATCATCTTCTTACTAGGCTTCATCTCCAGTAAGTCCATTAAATAGTCGTTTGCCTTTAGAAAATTGTTTACATCACCCTTACTTTCTGCCATATGAAGGGCACGGAGTACATTATCAACTGCAAGCTCCTTATTTACACCCTTATCCTTTAGCAATTCCTTTAGTTTTTTCTCTATCATACGCTTTGCTACCTTTTGTTTTAGAAATCTGCGTACCGTTGCTGCCGGGATCTGTTGATCCGGTCTATATATTTTCCCAAGAGTATCAAAGTCCACCTTTCCAGAACTAAGCAGCATATGTGCGTAAGATGCAACAGTATTCTTAGCCCTAGTAGTGCCAGATTCATCATCATCCCATCTCCTCTTAGGGTTGGTCTTGCTATATACTCCATATTTGTGATTTCTCTCAAATAATATTTTGGAGAATCTGCTGACCCAGCCCACTCCGCAGGTTAGCTTTACAAATGTCTTAGTATTGCCATGCTTATCTGTATAATCCCTGCGGTCATAGCATTTGGATACATAATCGTCATCTGTGTATGCCCAATCGCCATCATACGCCTCTTTCCAATATATTATAACAAGCCCTCGCTTGGCTGCCTCAGCTTTTGTAAATATGTCGTATTTACTCGTTTTTCCGTTAATTCTGCGTTTTATTTTCATAAAAGATTTAAGTGTAGCTACTCTAAAGTAGCAGAGCTATTTATATATAGCTACTCTATTATTATATAATAATAATAGTACTACTTTAATCCATACTCTTTTTTGGAGGCGGCTCTACACCTAGATTTTGAGCTACTATACGGCTGATTATATTATATTCAGCATCAAGCTCCTCTGTGTTGGCATCTAGCTTACTTACAAACTCCTTGTACTGCTTCTCTGTCATTGTACGCTTCTCCCAAGCACCAGTCTCTAGATTAAACACCTCGTATTTCCGCTTCGCTTTAGTCTTCATGTTACACTTTAAGTTAAGTACTCTATAATACTGCTACAAGCCAGAATAGTTCCAGTACTCTTTTAAAAAGTACAACAAGAATGCGTGTGAGAGGAACGTAGAGTACCTACCCCCCGTTAATTCGGGTTGGGTTGGCTTAACTACGTTGAGTTCAGTTAATTGAGTTGAATTGAATTAACTCAATGTGTTCACTCGCTACTCTCACTCACTCAGAGCACATATATCCACGCATGTGCGATCCTTTATCTAATCCTTACACATCACATCTGTTACATGCTACTATGTATCTCCTCTATCTCTGGCAATTAAGCCACATATAAAGGAGTACATCATGAAACTACTAAGAGATATTTCTATCGCTATATTCACATCTATCACATCATTTCTTACACCAGATCCTGAGCCTTGGTACAGGACATGGACATGGAAGAGATGTTCTACTTGTAACAGAACACTTGATGGTCAGAGATTTCCAGACAGTCAACAGATACTTGGAACACCAGATGATCCACTATGCGAAACCAACGGTAATTGTAAGGTTGGACTCTTAAGCCCAGCCAGTTACAATCATACAAACCTTGTAACTCAAGTCGATCTTCACGAAAAAGATTGTTGTATGAGAGATCGTCCATGGTATGATTCGCATATCTGTGATAGCCTACCATTCTAAGATCAGCCCTGCTTGTCAGGGCTTTTCTTTTCTTCTACACCACCGAGTAGCAACAATGATCTTTCTCCTCTATTTGTGCTGGGTTAAATCCCCCAGTTTTGAAGAAAGTAAACTTCGGTTATATAGGCTATCTGATTTCTAGATTTGGATAGACGCTGATGGTAGGTAGCTCCTACCACTTTCTTCATTATTTTAGGCTAATCTACAGTCGCTCACATTCTTTTCAAGATTGATTATAAGCCGACTGTAGTAGAGCCTACCATCTTTCTCCTCTATTTTTGGCAACTATGCCATTAACAATTAAACATAGGAGTAATTATGTTTAAGTCACTTAAATCATTCCTCATTAACCTTGGCTGGTTCACCGTAGGTGTAACTGCCATAGCTGTTGAAGAATCTTATAAAGCAGGTAAAATCGTTGCTGATGCCGTCAAAGACGGAGATCCGCAGAAGTATGCCCGCTATCAGATCACCCGTTTAAAGTGCAGAGAACCTCTGCATAACCATCATGACGGCTGTCCAGCTTGCGATATGCCTGTCTAAACCCGTAGCCTTGCCACCTATTTAGAGTCTGAATCAGACGTAGGTGCTTGGCTACACATACATGGAGTAAAACATGTACACTCAAATAACATTAAAAAATGGCTTAACAATAGCCAACTTTTCCTCACCTCATCCATTTACATTCACAACAGGCGAAATACTGCCAGCTTGTGAACCAGAATGGTCAAAAAAGATGTCTTTAAACGTTTATGAAGAATCTACTGAACGCAGAAAAACCAATGATTACAATCATGGTATGATAGAAACTGTCGGTCTTTGGAGCGACACTAAAATATCAGTAGGGATACCTGACGTAGTTCGTAAGAATTTACTTCTTGTACAAACTAAATTAGACATCGACATTGTCCTTGTTTCATTTATGCTTCTTAAAGCCCTGAAAGACTGTGATGTCTATTGGGGAAAGAAAGATCTAAGTAATGGAAGATATCACGATCACGATAATATTTGGAAATGCCGAACCATTCGCTGTGCAGATCGAATCACTAAAGAGATCTATCCAGATAGATTCTGTATTTAATTAGCCCTTCTCTTTATTTCAGTATTAGATTATCAAACACTTGTGAGTAAGCAGATGCTGAATCGAGTGAACTCTGAAGTTGACGAACTTCTTAATGCTCAAGGTAGGATGAAATAGCAAGGTAATCTATAATCATTGGAGAGTCATACATTTGTGTGGCTCTCCTTTATGTTTAGTAATTTAATAACAACAAAGGAGTCACTCATGACCAAAGCACAAAAAAGGCTCAAACGAGCAAAAAACAAAAAAAAGAACTTAAATGTTCAACGTTCTCATCAACAATTTAAAGAAAGTCCTAAAAGACCAAAAGAAAGGAGTCAATAATGGACAGCAACATGGGTTTTAGCGAAAACTTAGCAGGTGATATACACTTGATAATGGCTTATTATGACCAGTTTAGACATCTTTGTAATAACAAAGAACAAGAACATGGTGATATGTTAGAAAAAATCTCCCACCTAAAATGGGAGATTGAAGATCTCGAAACAACGATAAGTGGCATGAATGAACATTACGAAGAACTAAAAGTAAGAAAAGATCTATTCAGGGAAAAAGCAATTGACCTCGAAAAACAAATCGAGTCTATCAATGCTCGCTGGTATAATAGACTATATGTCTTTGTCACTTCAATACGTTTTCGATCTCCAATTACTGCTAAGTAATATAACTGCCTCCTCTATTTCTGGGCATTATGCTCAGTTATAGGGGATGGCTTTAAACAAGCCAATTTCCAACAAGCCCCGCAAGACTTGGTGAACGCACCGTATAGGGTAGAGACTGTATTTAACGATGCAGTCCTGCCCTACTTGAAATTGGGCAGTATGTCAGTATTAAAAAACAAGAGTAATCTTGTTTATCTCTTCTTACGAGATGGAGAAAAATACCTTTTCTACTTGGACGCTCTGGATAGAGCGGTAAAATACACACAGATGTGCAAATGCATAATGTGCCTTGGACATGAAATGAATAGTAAACTAAAAAACACTTAGTCTCGTTTTTATCATGCTATTATGTGGGTTGGCTAATTGCATCCGCCTTCATTTGTGAATCCCACCATACTGCTCAAACTTAAGAACTACTTCCTCTATTTTTGGCAACTCTGCCACTCAATCAAACAATAGGAGTTACACATGAGTAACACACTAAAAAAGATCATAGCCAAGATGCATCAAATTGCTGAAAAAGCACCTGAATTTGATCAAAACGATCTTTGGCTTTCCAGATCAAAGGAAACTGCCAACGGCTGGGATAATCAAGCCACATCTATAGAAGTATTGTTAGATGATCCATCAGACGAATACTTTTATAACGTCTGGTGTAACTGCACAGATGACGGCATAAAAGCCCTTGATAGTTTTGTTGAAACAGAACTTATACCAAACGGCTTGAGACTGCTTGCAGGTAAAGATCACGGAAATGGAAAGGTAGATCCTGATACCAGAACCTTCTCAAGAGATGGTCAATCCGTTAGATATATGATTGCTAATCCGTCAGCATCATAATACCACCACTCAATCGAGCGATGAGCAGATGATAGTGTTCACAACAGATTAAGTGATAACTAAGCCACGTGGGACATCCTGCGTGGCTTTTTTTAATTAAAAGGTGTTCGCAGGGCGAACCCAGTACGCTTAAAGCCACCAACTGCATTTACTGCAGAATTAACGTGGGGCATGAGCAACAAGCTGCAAATACCAATTGACTAAAGTGCAAACAATCACTAATTTGTGCCTACAATTTATAGGGAATTATTAACAAGATAAACCATTCTTAACCTTTAATATTACTATATTTACAGCACACCAAGAAATAAAAACACTACGAGCATTATGTTCTAGTAAACACATTAAATGAGTGGCAAAAAACGGGGGGCAGTTCAAGGCTAAGGACTGCCTCCTTTATTTTTGCTAACCCTCAAATAAATAGGAGTCACTAATGAAGTGTAAGCACCATCCTGATGTAGTACTGGAAGTAGTAACTACAGAAGTAAAAGAAAAAGTTCCTTGGCTGGATGAACCAGTTATAACATATAGAGAAGCAGAATATTGCCCTAAATGCTGGGGTAAGCATGAAGAAGGTGAATCAATGAGACATGATCTCACTGATGACTTCTTATGTGAAATACAACCTGAAGAACTTGATTACTGGGAATTACAAATAGATAATTACATCGAATCACAAGTCGATGAAAGGAGAGCCAAATGAATACATTCAAAACATTAGATGAAGTAATGGGACCAGTGCTTACAGATATTAAACGCACTAGGGAAAAAGATAGACTAGAAAATCTTGAACTAGCAGTAAGCGGTGTAGAATCATGCATTAATGACATGAATGAGACATCTCAGGAGCTTGATGAATTGTGGTCAAAACTATCTACAGTTGAAATCATATTGGAACGAACTCAAAAAAGGTTCATCAACAGAATAGCAACACTTAAAAGATACATTGAAGATGTAAAGGATCTATTATGATTACAGAACAAGATGTTATTAACGATAACCTAGCCATTTACTTAGAACCAGTCTTTAAAGAAGAATGGAAACGTGTAGTAAATGAGATAGCACATGAGCATGAAGTAAATCTAAAGACAGTTGAACAACTATTCTTTGCTCATCTAGCAGTTCATTTATCATTAAATAAATTCTTAGGAGATAAAGAATGAGTACAGCACGAATATACACAGGAATAGCTAAAGTGGTAGGATTAACTGGTTATGCTATTAATCAAACCCTTAGAGCTGCAACTGCTGTATCAAGAACTGTAGCAGATCGTGTCAACAATGTCAGACGCTATAGAATAGAACTGCTTGTTGACGGAGCTACGTTAAAAACAAAAGATGACCAATCAACCAGAGATATTGTAAGAACCATAGAAAATATGGATGATTACGGTATAACTGGTGTCATCATACATGAACAGGATTAACTATGATAATATTCGAAGTAATGGGATTTATAGTTAATCTATTCATGTTTGGTGCAGGACTGTTCCTGATCATGTGTTCAATTATGGGTTTCATATTCATATATGACACTATCGAAAGGAAAAGAAATCGTGTCTAAATCAGCAAGAGCACCAGATAGGCGACCTGCCATAGCCTTTGATGAAAAAAGTGAAGTACAGGCTATATTAGACGCTTTAAACGCCTATCGCTATGAACATATAGATAGGAATAACAACAAACTCGATGAGTATTACAGAAAACTGATAGATGTAATTGAAGACTGTATAAAACTCTTCGACAAAGAGAAAGGATAAACATGGAACTTATATTTGCAAAACTAGATGAAATAAAAGAGAGTAAGTACAATCCTCCTGTAAGAACAAAATCAGTTAGCAGACTGATGAAGAATATAGCAGAGAATGGACTTCTCACTCCCATACTGGTTGATAACAAGTATATCATAATTGACGGACACAGACGTAAAAAAGCTGCAGAACTTCTGGATATGAGCGAAATACCAGTTATTGTACATGATGGAACTTCTTCACGTAAATATTCTAAGCTATTTGTAGCTACAAGCCAAGACACTATGATGATTGGCGGTAGCCAATGGCTATGGATGTATACACAGGGAAGAGATATTCCTGAAAAGCATCTGTTTAGAATAAAGAAACTGGAAGAATACCTTGGACCTGAGTTTTCCAGAGGAATGTTTATGCAGTTGATTAAAAAGAATAGATCTGCATCAACATATCAGAATGTTATGGGTATGTATCGTAAGTACACAAACAAAAGAACTAAAGCTCACATGAAAGCGTTAGCATACTATCTCTTAAATGTTGATAGCTGCTTTAAGCTTAAAAATGCTTTAGTAACATTCATACCAATTAATCTACTTACTAAGTGTATAGAGCAAAAGAAGAAGATTAATGTAGTGTGGGAAACGGAATGATAGATGTCGTATTACAATACTACAAAAGAAGAGAAAGATCTTAAAAAATATCATTCTAAAGCTGATACACAGGATCAGATGATATTAAAATACTTTCATGAGCATGTCATAGCCTCACCATCAGAAGTATGGGTATGGTTCAGCAGTAACAATGTTGGAAATGTACCCATTACTTCTATAAGGAGAAGTATAACAGATCTAACTAATGAAGGTAAGCTTTTCAAAACCAGAAAGAAACGTAGAGGTTATTACGGCAGAGATGAATACATCTGGACAATACCAAGCTATAACTTTACAAAGGAGAATAAAAATGCCTGATTATGTTGATACTATGATGTATGTAGGAGAAATGCCTTGGCACAAACAAGGTGTCATGGTAAAAGATGCTCCCACCATCAAAGATGCTATAGAACTAGCAGGTCTTAACTGGGAAGTTAAGAAAGCACCTACTTATTTTAAACAAAATATAGGTAGGAACTTTCTTAGATTTTCAGGTGTTGAGAAAGAAACTGGTCACTATGTAACATACAGAACTGACAGAAACGAGCCTCTTGGGAATGTTTCAGGACGCTACGAGATCCTGCAGAACAGAGATGCTTTTGAACCATTTGAACCTATGCTTGACATGGGATTCAGTATTGAAACTGCTGGAGCAGTTCAAAAAGGTAGAAAGATCTGGGTTCTTGCTAAAGCACCGGATCAGTACACCGTAGGTGATGATAAGATAAATCGTTACGTATTTATGTTCACATCACATGACGGCAGCACTGGCAATTGCTTTAGAGATACAATGATCCGTATTGTGTGTTATAATACACTTGATTATGCTCTAAGTAAAAAAGGCACTTTCGAGTACAGCTTAAAACATACAAGCAGCATTAAGCAGCGTGTAATGAATCTGAAAGAAACTATAGCTGAAAGTGAAGGTAACTTTGCTAAAGCAATAGAAAGTATGAACAGGTTTCAGGATATAGAACTTAATGATCATACATTAAATCTTTATCTGGAAACAGTTATACCATTCTTGAAGAACAGAAACAAAGAGAGTATTCCAGAAAAAGGAATATTCGTTAGAAATACTGCAAAGCCAGTATATGATAGATTGGTACATCTGTATCGTAAGGGACAGGGCAATAAAGGCAAAACTCTATGGGATGCCTACAATGCCGTGACTGAATACTATACACATGACAAACAGTACAAAGACTGGGTGCAAGCTACACAATTTGGCAAGCCTTATGACTACAAAGTCACAGCTTACAAAGTAGCTGAACAGTTTTCTAACAGTTATCATACTGAAGCTGGACCTGTCTACTATTCATAACCTCAAAGGAAGCGGTACAGCACACACTTCATCTCTTATGGACTCCGCAAGCCTATCAGAGATCGTACTGCTTCCTTTATTTATGCAGGTGGAGTTAGAACTTAGAGGATATCCGCAAAAGCCGTGACAATGACAGCAAGGGCTACGGCACACCTGCAAAATATGGGGAGTGGTGACGAGTACTCATACGCTGGAGAGAGAATCTGCAACCAGCAGCACTCCCCGAAAACTTATAAGAGACACTGGGACGGATTAGGCAAGAGTGATAGTCGAGACTCATCGTAAACATGGATATTGAATTTGTCACCATGAACGTCCCAGAAGATTTTAGCTGTGGTATCATATGATATTACATAGGAAACCAGCTCGTCAACTAATGGCATGTCTTGTTAACGACTACAGGAACCAGTACGATGGTATTGCAATACCACAGCATAACTTAAGAAACCAACAAAGGTGGGGACACTAGGATGAACGCTAGTGCACAGCTCAGTACTCCGACCTTCCCACCCTACGGTTTAAATAACAAAACAGAAAGGAAATAAATACATGAAAGAACTGAATGTATTTCAAAAACTGAATATTGTTCAGACATCTCTTAAAGTAGAGAAAGGTCACAGAAACAATTTCGGAAACTATAACTATCGCAATCTTGCAGATATCTTTGAAGGTGTGAAACCACTACTCAATGAATTAGGTTGCTTTCTAACTGTAGACGATGAAATTGTATGTATCAATGGATTCAACTATATCAAGGCAACAGCAACATTTAGTGATGGCAATGACTCTATATCTGTAAGGGGATGGGCTAGAGAGTCTGTAACTAAGAAAGGTATGGACGATAGCCAGATTACTGGAGCTACATCATCTTATGCACGTAAATATGCCTGTAACGGTCTATTTGCAATTGACGATACTAAAGATGCAGACAGTATGGATAACCGTGAAGAAACACTGATCAATGGACAAAAACCTGTTAAAGGTCATATTACAGTAGATCAGAATGTTAAACTGGAAAGACTAAGCAGAAATCCTGTATTTAACAAAACAGATAAAGATAAAGCTAAGAAAGTAAGATCCTTCATAGATAAGAACCCTACTGAAGAACAAGCTGATGCTGCTATAGAGAAAATTCAAATACAAATAAAAGAACAAAAGGAGGCTGCATAATGCCAGCAATTAGTGAATCAATAGGAACAGTTAAATCTGTATCTATAGAATATGATGCAGAGAGAGAATGGGGTAAATGGAACCCATGCTTTGACATGTTCTTAACTGTTACATATAACGATGGACAGAGTTGGGATAAGAAACTAGAGATCTTTGGAATGCTAAAACGTGATCTGCCAATAACCGATCAGAAAGCGTGGGGATCTGCATTCAAAGTAAGAGCGTTCTTTGAGTCCTGTACAGGCAAAAAGAGCCTCATGATGCAAGATGACTATACGGTTCCAGAATCATGGTTTGATGAAGTTGTTGGTAAACAATTTATGGTATGCTCTTACAAGACTACCAAGATTAGAAACAACGGTAAACCATTTTGGAACACATATTCTATTGTAGCACCACCCAGTGCACTACAAGGTACTTTAAAGAATAAAGTACTCAAAGAAGTCGAACAGGGATACATCAAGAATTATGATTCAGATGATGCATCAACCGATTTTGATTATGGGAATAATACTAATAATCAATCAACAAAGACTGCAGAACCTGAAAAGGAAACTGCTGATTTTGATGTAGATATTTAGTATTTGGTTGAGTGGTGAGAAAAGTATCAGGGGCAGAGATGTCCCTGATACTAAAACGTAGGAGTTACAATGGAAAAGCAAGATTGGTATTTAGAATATGCAACAGGCAGTGTAAGTAATAGAAACCAGCTATGCAGATTAGAAGACTTTTCTGAAGTTGCAAAGCTGAATGCAGGTGGAGAAATCTACCGCAGTATGTTTCTATACTCACCTGATATTGTTGCATTCGTAGCAGAGAATAACACAGTAACTGGATTTAACGGTATACAGGCAGTAGATAAGATTGTAGTAGATATAGACTATGTGAAAGATAAAACCAATGGAGATGAATTAACTGTTACGGCAGTATTCGACATATGCGATGCTATGCATAATAAGGGCATTGAATATGGACAGCATTATCAGATATGGTTCTCTGGAACTGGCTTTCACATTCACTTAGGCAATGTTTACGGCTTTGAGCCATCAGCTAACATTGCCAAGCAGGTTCGTGCTACTATGCAGAGAGACTGGGGTGAATATATAGATCTGATCTATGACTCCAGACGCTTAATACGAGCTGGGTGGTCATACAATCAAAAATCAAAACTGTACAAGATACCTGTACCGATTCCAGATTTAGCTAACTTTTCTTATCAGACAATAGCTGAAAGTGCTAAGAAAATGGGTGGTCATGAAACACCATCTAAGATCAAACACGAAAAGATCGAAGGCTTAGATCCTATAGATATGAGCCGCAAGAACACAGAAGAAGTACGTAAAGTGTTTGATAATGCTAAAGGACAGACCAGCAGATATATTACATGTGCACAACACATTTATAATGCAGGGTATGTTCCTAAGCATAGACACAAACATCTTCTTGCATTAGCCAGTATATGGCGTAAGAAATGGGGTTTAGACAAACATGGATGCGATAACCTTGCAAGGTCATATATGGCTAAGGTAGAGAAACCTCTACCTGCTGAAGAGACAAGCAAAGTTGTATCAGATGTATTCAAGAGCGATTACAATTATGGATGCAATCATGAAACACTGCAGCCTTATTGTGATAGCAAATGTATACTATTTCGATATAAGAATCTGGATGAAACATCTGGAGTGATGAATGCAGAAGATATGATCAATAAACTTATTGAAAATGTAAACTCTGATTTCACAGACAGATCGTTTAATCTACAGGAAGTATTCCCATTCTTACCAGTAAGTCATATGTTCAAAACAGGTCAGCTTATAACTCTTATAGGTGATACTGGTTTGGGCAAGACAGCTTTTGTACAATACTTGGTTACAAAATTAAGAAAGATCAAAACATTGTTCCTTTCATTAGAAGTAGAAGAAGACACCATGATCAGAAGATTTCTTCAAGCATCGTTAAGAATGACAGAAAATCAAATTCTTAACGGTGCTAAAAATCTAGATCCTAGGATTGTAAAGGACGGGCTTGATTCTATATCACACATAAAACTAAAATGCTCTTGTCCAGACATACAAAATCTGGCAGGATTTATTTCAGACAATGAAGCTAAAATAGTTGTAGTTGATACTATAGATCGAGTACCAGCTAAGTATGCTGGTAAAGACGATTTCGCAAGACAGGAGATAATAGCTAATAGTCTAAAAGACATTGCAATTAGTGAAGATGTAATGATCATAGCGGTACATCACATTTCTAAAAGTGCATCTTATAGAATCAGGGAAGGACAGCGTTTGGACGTTCATAGCGGTAAAGGAAATAGTGCTATTGAACAGAAGTCCGATCAGTACATAAGTTTTGAAGGTCTTGAAGGAAGTAAGATCAGAATTATAGAATCGTTGAAAGCAAGAGATGATTCTCATTTCAAGCTCACAGTTAATTATAACTGGGAAACATTCAGTTTTGATAAACGCAACTAAGAGATGGGCACAGATTCCTTTATTTGTGCCCTCTCTCCACATACTAGGAGCAAAACATGGGAAAGATAGTAGTTAAAGTAATAGATAACCAAATTCACAGCATAGAGGGGCATGATACTCAAGTAGAAGTACATGATGACGGTAAAATAGTGCATATGAATTTTAAAAAACAGGAATATAACTATGAAGAAAGGAAGATCATGGACCCTTCTAGGTATCCCTTTGATCAGAACGACAACAACGGAAAAGAACTACAAAAATAGTATACTAAGACAATATAAGATCATACTGTTAAGAACATTCCTATTAAGTGTAGGATACTCTTCATTTGAAGGCGATAGTATCATTATACAAATAGGAATAACCAAATTGGAGTTATTCACTTCATTCACAATAAAGAACAGGTGGTTCAGATGAAAGAAGTGCCCGGAGTAAAGGTATATCCAATGCCAAAAAACAAAAGAATGAGAGAGTTAATAGAAAACTTAGCAAATCTTGAAAGCTCTGATTATGATCGTTTAAGCAGTTCTGGAAGGCATTATATAGGTAAGATATGGAATCTTCTGGGAATGCAAAGTCAGGAACAAATATCAGGGAATAAAACAGATCGGAGCACAAAATGAGTGGCAAAGCACCAAAACAAAAAGGTAATAGAATTGAAAGAGAGTGCGTTAATTTAGCACAAGGCTATGGATTCAAATCACGCAGAGCATGGGGATCTGACGGCAGATCACTGGGCTGGCATGAAGAAGTAGACATGGTAATAGAAACTAATGGTTTCTTTGAAGACAACTTGAAGTTCCAAGTCAAGGCTAGAAAAGCTATAGCTAACTACCTAAAGCCATGTGAACACGTAGATGGACAGATATTAAGAGAAGATGGCGATAAAGATGCTTATGTCGTTATCAGATACAAAGACTTGTTGAACATCTTAAAGATGTTGACGGGGTAGGCTTTTTAACACATAGTATGTGTGGAAGGCTGACAAATGATAAACAGGGGACGGTTGGCTAAAACTATCCCCTGTTTTAGTGCATATCAAAGCAATGTAGGAGTCACTATGAATGCAAAAGAAATTAAAGAACTTTTAGATATTATTAGCAAGCTTATAAAAATGGCTAAAAAGGGCTATAGAATTGAAACGTCTGATGTAGAAACAGTAGATATAATTATTAATCAAATTAAGGAGGTTATTGATGGGGTCGAGTATCAAAGACTTTATGGGAAGGATTATTAATAAACATAACATCCGTCAATTACGATCAGATAGAAACTATTGGATACAAGACTGTCGTAAAGCAGATAAAAAAATAAAGCATTGTCCAAGATGCAATAAATGCTGGGAAACGTATAAAGAGCAGCGTGGCATTAATAACAAATCACGTAAAAGAAAAGTGTACTTAAACATGTATAAGGATTTTCCTGCATACGGAAAGGAGAAAGCAATATGCCCGATGTGCCAGAATTAGAAGAAGTACTCTGGAAAAAGATCCAATTGCTTATAGACGCTTTGGATACAATAATAACAACACATGCTGACAGCGGTACTCTTAAAGAGATCGCTCGTCAAGCATTGAATCATATATTGGAGGACGAGTAATGGAGTTTACCTGTATTAAATGTGAATTTAAATTTCACGAAACAAAAATGGACACAGATGAGCGTATGTGTTACGACTGTCTCGAAGAAGATGACACAGAGCCTACAACGGCTGATGAGTATAATAAAGTACAGAACTATGGACCTCCCTATTCAATGGCTAATCCAACTGGAGAACCTGTTGGTGCACAACCTTACCCAGAATGGGACTGTGAAAAAGGATGTTACATCCTTCCTAAAAAGAAAGGTATTCAACATGATCCTGAGTGTTAAATATGATCTATGATAAAGGAAATCCACTTACAGGAGACGAAATACTAAACAAGATACATAGTATTGGTAAATATTCATTTTGTTTTGGTTTACTGAATGAGACGGGAGAATTAATTCATGAAGAAGCAATAGCTATATATGAACCAGAATATAATGAAATTATAAAAGACTTAAGTAAGATATTAGTGGTATCTGGTTTATCAATAGGTGAATCAATATTTAGCGGGGATCATTTCCTTACTCTAAGAGAAAAGGAATGGTTTGTTGCTAATATTGAAAATTTTAGTCAACCATATACTAGACTTATTTTTGAATCAAGATAGAAAGGAAACAATATGACTGAAACAGTAGAATGGTATGCATGGGAAATGTTTACTAACACCGAAGCTAATGCTTGGTGGCTGATGATGTGCGTATTTGCAATAACCTGCATCACATTTATCATAACAAACATTTCCATAAGAAAAGGAATAGATGATATCAAAGATCATCTTGGAATAAAAGAAGGGGATAAACATGACAAACAAACAGATCAGAGCTGAATTTTCAAATGTAGGAGTTCAGTTAGGTAAAGGATCTTTAGAAAGTATAGAATACGAACTAAAGGCACTTGTTAGAAGAATGGCTAACAGATGCGAGTTGCATAACATAAAGAGACTTACACCAGAACTCATGTGGGCAGCTCTTGGAAGGAACGTGAAATAATGGGTTATCACACAGAGTTTCATGGACAATTCAATCTAAATAGACCGCTAGATAAAGAGACTCATGAGTTTCTAACTAAACTAGCAAGTACTAGAAGAATGAAAAGGAGAATGGATCCTAAGTACGGAGTTCAAGGCGAGTTCTATGTAGACGCAGCAACTGAAGATGATCCATTCGGTCAAAACGAAGACGAAACAGTTACTGATGGTAACAGACCTCCCAGAACACAGCCAAGCCTATGGTGTCAATGGATACCAAACGAAGACGGTACAGCTATTGAATGGGATGGTGGAGAGAAGTTCTATGACTATATAGAATGGATAGAATATATACAGAAAGCTATACTAGACGATAAAGGCTATCATCTCACTGGAACAGTTTACTGGGACGGAGAAGAAAGTGGAGACTTAGGGCAGATAGAAATGCGTGGCGGTAAAAGGATTGTGAGACACGCTCAAATATCCTATCATGAGCAAGACTTTTACCGAGTATGATCTGTAAATCTGTTTATATTGTAAACACGGATGGTCAAACAGTAATAGCTACCTATGACCTGCAAAAAGGAATTTTCCAGTCTCATACTATAAATGGAGTAAAACACCTTAGAAAATGGGGCTGGAATATTCAAAAGAAAGATACAAAAAGAAAATGGCATCCAAATACTCCAGATGTCAAGTAAAAAGGGGATAAATCCCCAAAAAAAGGGGATAAAACTTGTTTTTTCCTGAAGGAGATAAGATGGATAACGTAGAAACACCAGAGTTCACATACACCAAGCATGATATGACTACTACTGATAAGTTTGAAGATGTAGATGCAGGAACTTTAGAGTATAAGGAGACATTTGATAAACTGTTAGTAGAAGTAGTTCATAGTGTTTTAGAAAACAACAATACATTTGATGAGCTAAAATTCTATATGAAACAATACTACTGGTCCTATGAAAACAGAGAACAGGATAATCTGCCTATTGATTTACTGTTAGAAGAATGGGACCCATATCGTGAGTGGTTGGAGCCGGGGGGATAAAAGCGGTTTATATTATAAATAATAAAAAGGGGGGCTAGTCCTCCCTTTTTTTTTAAGCCTCTCCAAGGATCTCTTCAATACCGGATATTTGTGTACGTCTTTTTTTAGCTTTATTTATTCTGCTGATCATTTGATGATACGGAAACCTGAATAAGATCTCAGGTGCTCTCTCTACACCGTGGAACGGTCTTGGATCAGCTAACTGCTTTAATTGCCTGACACCACGCCCAAAAGGGAACAAGGTATACATAGTATAGCCTGTAAAGTCCTTATACTGCCCAGTTAATAGCTCTCCAAACGCTTCAGGGATCCTAGCTATAGGCGGTTTCAATACATTAAGAGGACCAAGCTTAGATCCAAAGAATGCCATATCCTTTTCACGTTTATCTCCAAATGTCCAGTCTGCCATTGCCTGCACCCAGTCCCAAGGTGGTGGCAGCGTTGTATCAAATATGCTGAACATAAAGGCTGCACCTAGTGCATACATAAACATATCTATAGTAAAGGTGTCTTTAAACCTTTCATAGGACTCTGTTCCCGGTTTAAAGCCCTGTAGCTTGGCTTGCCTGTAGAACTCCTTACGGATTCTAACACTATTGAAAGCAAACAGCTTGAATCTGCCCATTACTTTACCCATAGCTGTACGCATGAAAGGAGGTCTGAAAGCATTCTGATACAAGAATTGTGTCATCTCAATGCCTTTTTCTGCTTGTTGAAATACATAAGGATCAGCAAGCGACATGTTTCTGCCTGCAGCTCCAAAGCCTTCAACTGCCTGCATAGCATGTGCGGTAAAAGCATTTAAGCGGTTGACTCGTTCAGATTGTTTCATAAGAAAACCACCATATTTTAGCATAAGATCTTTAACGCCATATCTTTTAGCAACATCTCTTACGCTTTCATCCCTGTTGCCTTTCTTAGACTTCATAGCTTTCAAAAGATCCCGCTGGAAATCTTTGATGTTTACACCAGCATTCTTTAGTCTGCTGGTCATAGCACTATTATATTCAAACTCGTTTTGTATAAAGTTATCTATTACACCACGCTCTTCTAAGTATGTCATAAGATCTTTACGATTCCTTACTTCCTTACCACTTAAAAGTTTAAGTACAGAATTGCCATCCTTATCACTAAGCAATGTTCTATAGACACGATCATTGCTAAAACTATTCATATAGTTACGTACACCAGCACTCCCTATAGCCATAGTAGCACCACCAAATATATTAGTAGTCCATGTGCCAGTATTGGCAAGAAGTGTTAGTAGCTCATATTGAGCTTCACCCCTGCCCAGATCATGCAGTACCCTTGTAAAGTACTCCTTTCTGGCTTGCGGATCTTTAGGTATGGCTTTGTTATTAAAAAAAGGTATAGCTTCTTTTTTACCAAGCTTACTCTGATATAGTTTCTCCATCCCTTTAACCATTACATCATCAGACAGGTTGTAATACATATTCTTCTTGTTAAGGTGGAGCAACTCTCTGCCTTGTTCGGTCATCATCTTCTCAGAGAAATGAGACTGATAGCCTAAAGAATCTTCTGCATATAGCCGAACATAGTCAGCCCATACATCTACATAATTTTTATATCTTAGTTTATCTGAGATTTCTATATCAGATACACCTTTATATAGATCTTTAAATCTTTTTTCTTCAGACTTACTTGGTTGGTAATCCCTCATGTTCTTAAGCATTATATCTATTTCATTTTGTGCCTTAAACTTCATCAGGTTTCTAAAATAACCTGATATAAGAGCATTCTGATAATCATTGATCAGATCATAACTTCGTTTAAATGGTATTGGATCTTTACCACGTGGCTGTAGCGGTGCTGGTCTTACCCCAGTTCCTGCTACATCACCTTCCATGCCAGTAGAATCTATATTGATTCTATCTGCAGGATCTACAAAAGGATTCTCCTGCTGAATCTGTCTAGCTATTTCTGTTTGTAGAGATGGATCCTTACGGGCTATCCATTCAGCCTGTTGAAGTTTTATACCTTCTGGTACATTCCTAAGACTATGGTGAACATACTCATCAAATTTTCTTTTGAATGTTGCCTTAAAAGGTTTTTCCTTTCTCTGGAGTTCACGAAACTCTTTTCTGTTCTTAGGATTACTATCATAGAGTCTTTTCTCAAGCAAGTATTCATATCTATATCTGCGTACACCATCTATACCTACCATACCAATGATCTTATCAGATTGCTCGACAGCATCAATAACTTTCTTCTGGAATAACTCAAAGTCAAATCTGCCATTCTTATCATAGCGTATATATTCGTTTACTCTACCATATGTATGCTCATTATCTATAGTATCCCAATCAAAATCCTGCTTATTAATACCTTTAGTTGACACCCACTTGTTCCACATCTTCTCATTGAAGTTAGTCAATTCGCTATTTAACTTATCGAATGTTGCTCTATTGATCTCTTTAGGCAAATCGTCAATAGGCAGCCTCCCTTCACGTACTTCTATTAAGCTATCCATATATAGATCACGTTCATTAGGACTCTTAAGTGAACCAATGATTTTATCAAGCTCTGCTCTTTCGTCTGGCTTAAAGTTGGTATACTTATCTAAACCAGCCTGACTCTTTTTAAAATAGTGCCCTATAATGCCTATAGGAGACATGATCTGGCTTACTTCTCTAACAACTGGACCTTTACTGGTCATAACAGTCATCTTGATCTTATTACTGCTTCCTATGATATTTTTAGCTACCATCTTTTCATCGGTAGTCATAGGATGCTCATAGAATTGCATAAGTTTTAATTCCATATTGGAATTGTCTCTCATACTCTTCCAGTAATTGTTTACCATTCTGAAGTCACTCATATCCATTGTAGTAGCATCACGTGGTGATCCCATCCTTGATGTAAAATCCATGAACCAGTTATTAAAATCTTTACCAAGTATAGGATGGTCATCTATTAAAGATTGAAATTTCTCTATCTCTTTAACATCAACATCATAAATTGCCAAGCCCTTGATCTCTTTAGACTTGATTATTTCGTTCAGCTCATGATGAACCTTAGCATTATTATTCAATGGTGTCTTCTTCATATCAGACATTTTAATATCTACACTAGGTTTTTTTGTCCCGCTAACACGATTATATATAGTATCCATTCTCTGGTAGAAAGACCTCTTGGCTCTCATTGGAACCATACGGGATGCATGTATAGGCTTAAAGTACTGTGGAGAATCTTTAGAAGTCTTTAATGGTCTAATAGGACTTAACAGCCAATAACTAAAATAATCCTGTAACAAGCCGTCTGTAAGCCCTGCAGAGCGTTCAAGTGCTGCGAGCTTAGACATGGTATCATATATCTTGCCGTCTAGATCTACATTCATAGCATTATCACGTGCTTTATCACCATGTATTTCTCTGGCAAACTCTTTTATCTCAAAAGCAGCCTCTTTTATTTTAGGATAAACATCTTCAACAACATTTACGGTTCTGCCTTGCTTGGCAAATTCATTTTGTATCTTAATGAATTGATCTGTTAGTAATTCCATTGTGGCATACTGCCCAAGCTCTTTACCTATGAACTCAAGAGCCTGCTCTGGATTGGAAACCATTAAGTCTCTCATTCTTTGTGATGTAGCAAAAGATAACTCACTTGCTATAATATTATAATGTTCACTTAAGTATTTAGCAACTATATTATTCCTTTGTTCAAGCTTTCCGCTTGCATTCCTATAAAATCCTTCTATACCTAAAATAGTATCATACATAAGATTTTGTACTTCTACTAAATTTTCAAACATAAAACTCTCTCTAGTGAAACCTAGATTTTCAAGTTTCTGGTTGAGCTTTGGATATATAGTATTGATTCCTGCTTTGTATCCCATCTTATTATTGGAAGCTTTGATTGAATCTAATACTTCAAATAATTTCTTCTGCCTATCGTACTCATAGTTATATTGTCTAGGCTTTATATTATCTATAGCCTCTTTTATACCGCCTATTTCTGTATTTCTCATTAACCTAATGAAGTCACTATAATTATCTATAGACTTTCCCTTTTCAGTAACATCAAATAAAGATCTATATAATAAATCTCTGAACTGGTTGTAAGGTCTTACATTAGGATCCTTACTGGCATCTGCTGACTTATTAACAATCATAGTGCCCAGATCAAGGAAGAACCTATGTGCTTTCTCTTTGCCCATAGGAGCATTCTCCTTTAAACGTATATTAAGACTTCCTTTAACAGTCTTACCCTTTCTCGTTTTGTAAGAATATGGTATTTTTATATTACCGCCATTTGCGTTGATATAATCATACATGTTCTGCATAGCTATCTTAGCTGATAGCCCGTAACCCAGCCCCTGTTTACCAGTACTGGCGTTCTTAGCTACCTGAAACCTGTGGGATGGTGAGAACATCATAAACTTCTCATCCATGAAGTCTTTTCTAGTTACTTCACTCATGTCAGCTTGAAACAAGTCTTCAAGCATAGACTCATATTCCTTGTTCCAATGTTTACGCTCATTCCTGTTGACTTCATAAAAGTCAATCAACTCTTTATTCATACCCTGAAATATCTTGATACTGTCTGAATCTTTATCTGCTCCACCAAGATAGGTATTGTCTTTGTGGTGCGTAAATGATCCCGCACCTTTCTGATTTGTCCAACCCTTGAAACGTAGTTTACGTATTCCAGATATCGAATCAGCAGGAGTACGTATAGTAAGAAGGCTGAAAGCCTGATCAAACTCCTTCTTAGCCTTTTCGGAAAGTCCTGCGGAGTGTTCCCTAAGATATAAGTCCCAAACCTTGCCAAGGGTGTTTGACTCACCCCTAAATACCACAGGCATTTGTTTAAAACCATTGTCAAGATAAATTTCTCCTTCTTCCAGCAATCTGTTTTTCTTAGCAGGATCTATTTCAACATAGCTCATCATGTCTGGAGTAAAACCCTTCAGCCATGATTTACCTCCTGTATGTATATATGGATTGCTTATTCGCTTAGTAAAATATTTACGTAAAGCGTTAAAATAATTATTCTTATTAAAACTCATAGTATGCTTGGCTACATAAGTGCCACGCAATGCTTCTGTGAGATTGCGATTATCATCATGAAACTTCCTGAATGCTGAGTCAGTATCAGGTTCAAACGATTCATGGCTAGGCTGATCTAGCTCACCAGCCAGATCAAGCTTCATAATACGGTCTGATATAAGTTTACCCATCTCACTATCGGGTCTATTAATCAGTATCTCACTCATAAATTCATAAGGCATTTCATCAAGATCCATCTTCTCATCAACAAATTTCTTACGGAATGCCTCTACATCATCTGTATTTCTAAACTCATTAACAAGCTCTACAGCCCTCTTTGATCCTTTGAGTGACGGCTCAAGGATATCCCTGATATAGACATCCGCATACCCTTCTGCTTGGACTTCGTTTGACTGTCCATATAATTGAATTGGCATACTTGTTCCATATACATCTTTTCCTGTGTTCTCATATGTTCCAGAACTAATCTGTAATTTTTCAATTGGAATCTCTATTGGTTGTAAATTATCTGATTCATATTTGCCCTCTTTATACTTAAGAGTGCTCTTTGGATTGTTGCCAGCAAGCTTGGCAGCACTACCATAGACAACAGCATGTATGTTATTGGCTTTCATCCAGTCGTTTAAGGCTGGGAAAGCCTCTTGCCCATTAGACTTAGTACCTAAGAAGCCTTGTTCTGTTCTAACGGCAATTACGGGCTTAAAATGCCCTGTGTTATTAGAGTTGCGTCCCATTGCTATTGTGCTTGCATCAATAAAGTCGCTTCTAAATTCCATAAGACCATCAGAATCACTGATTTCTACTTTGATATCTTCATACTCTTTAGTCTCAGGGTTATAAAGCTTTACTGTTTTTGGATCATCTATAATAACTATACGAAATGTTTCACCATTATTAGTGCCTTCAATACCCTCAAAACTTTCCTTAACCATAGGTGTCATACGATTAGCCATAAGCTGTACTCTTTTATTAAGGTCAGCTACACTACTGCCAAAGTTCTGCTTAGGATCTATAATAGCCCATGCCTGCTCTACAGGTAGATTGTTCATTTGTGCGAGATTTACTACATTTGATATAAACTTACGCTCATGCAGTTCTTCTGTCTTGGGTGTATCTCCGAAGATCTCTTTCTCTAAAGCAAGTGATCTGTTATACATCTCTCGGATACGTTCTGGAGTTTCTATCGCACCATTCTGGGAGAGTATATCAAATATATTATCAAGAGTATAGCCCTCATCCCTAAACAGACTGGTAAGCACAAAGTCCTTATCTTTAACTCCATGTACAATATAACGGTTGTTCTCTGCTAGTGATGACTGCATTAAACCCAGATCATTAGAATTAAGTGAATATTTTATCTCACCTTTTTCAAGGCTCTGCTCCAGTATCTTAAAGGCTTGTTTCTCAGTAACGCCTTTATCGTTGACAATCTTTTTTATTACATGAGTCATAAGCATAAAGTCTGACTCTGGAAGAATATCGTTTATAGGCATTTCATTAAACTTCTCACCTATATCTTTATCACCGATCTTCTCTTTAGTGGTTTCACCATATACAGCATTCTTCTCACCAATCTCTATAAGTACAAGAGGCTGCATCTTCTGTGTTGTACTTCTGTACCAGCCACGTAACCGTTTGTTCTGATCTTTAGCTACTTTATCACCAAATTGATTAGTGATCTCTTTCATGAATAATTCAACATTAGGTTTCTTACCATCCTTGATAGAGTTCTTAGCTATATTGTCTATTACAGTACCTACATCTACAGCATTGCTAAACTTGTCATTGCCTTCAAATATATTTTCAGAAATGTCTTTTATATTCTGGAGATCTTTCTCTGCTGTATCCATCATATCCATCTGATCGTTATTCAATACAGCATTTGTATATACAACAGCATTCTCTAAAAGAGTTTTATTTATCTTGTATAAGCCATAAGCCTTATCACGATAGTAATCGTTTACATCCTTCTCTGTATAATCAATCTTATTATCTTCAAAATGCCTCTCAGCATTGGCTCTCCAATCAATACTCTTACCGCTACTTTCACTCCAGCGGTTTAAGTATCCTAATGCTATACCACTAGAACCTCCTACAGTATCACCACTCATTTCATAGCCCATAGGATGTTCGTATAAAATAAACTCTTTAGCCTTACTATTGACTGTGTCCCAGTCTTTTGAATCCTGCGGTCTGAATGTTTCCTTACCCGATCTATTGCGGTTAATCCATTTAGCAGCCTCTACTTCTCTGGCGGGTCTTGTATTATATCCAAAGAAACCACCCAGCAAGTATTCATAGATCTGCATCTCTGTAGGCTCACCACGAAGTGTAGATGGAAGTCCTGTTACCATAGCACCAAGACTTGTACGCAGCATCTTATTGGCTGTCTCTACTTGTTGAGCATTGCCTTTATATAAATTACCAACAGAAACAAAGTTGCCTATACCGCCAAAAGCTCCACCTGCTATAAGACCGCCTATATAGCTATCAACAATAGCATCTTCGCCTTTCCATACATTACTTACAGCACTGGCAGATGCAAGCCCTAACGCTTCTTCTGCTATAGCCCTTGTCCTTGATCCATGCTTTAAGAAATCTAGAGATTCTGCACCAGTCTTAGTAAGTCCTTTATTAAGAAGTTTCTTTGTGCCACGTGAAAAGAACATAGGTACAGACACTCTATCTAAGACATCAATACCATCTAAGGTAGCTTGTGTGAATCTTCCTACCTGTTTGCGACCAGTAGCCTTCATACCTAGTTTGGCTAAACCCAGAACTGGTGCTTTAAGTATACCGGGAGCAAAGCCTGCAAGGTGTCCAAGCTGTCTGAATATAGCCTCACCTGTATTGCGTGGCTCTTTAGGAATAAGATTAAAGGTGGTTAAACCTTCTAGAAAGCCTGCCTGAGCCTGCTGTAAGCCACGCTTAAGCGAGAAGTCGCTATGTGTACGCTTAAACTCTATAAGGTTATCAGATGCAAGACGCTCCAGTTCATCTAACTGATCGTCATTGAACATCATAGGGTTAGCCCTATAAGTCCGTATAAGGTTCTGAACCTTTAGAGCTTCATAGGGAGATGGCATCTATTAATAGAAACCTACGTTACCTATGCCACGTGTTGGATCCATATCCCTCATAAGTCTTTGCAATCTTGATAAAGCTCTTGCTGTCTGATCTCTACCTTCGCCTGCTATAGTTGAACCAATAGCCCTAGTTCTATCATAGGCTCTTGGGGCTGCGGAACTAGCCCTTCTATATGTTTCTGCTGCTCCTGACCTAATCTTATCTGCTGCTCCTGATCTCATTAAGCCTCTTGCTCCTTTATAAGCAAGAGCACCGCCACCAAGAAGACCAAGCAAACTACCAGCTCCCCCTGCAAATCTTTCTCCAGTTGTTTCTCCATAAACAGATTCGCCTCTGGATGTTGGTCGCCATTCATTAGGGACCATACCAAGTGCAGCAGTATCTAGAAGATCGAATAGACCTTTTCTTCCTGCTTTGCTTTCTCTTTGGAAGTCAGCACCAATAGCCTGAGATAAAGTAGCTATAACTTCAGCTTCTTCATCTGAGTAACGCTGTGGATTAGCATTGTATTCTTGTATTAAGTCATATATCATGTTTGGATCCATTAGTATCCTCCTGTTCCTAAACCCTGCATCATTAACATTTGTAGTAATGAATTAGGGTCATATTCTAAGCTTCTAAGATATTCTTGCGTACCATATTGAGGTAGAAAATCACCTTGTGGTAAACCCGCCATTTTAGGCTCTGGTCTTGGACCAGTTAGTTCTTGAAACTCTTTAGCATAGTCACTTTCATCTGAAAATGGATTAAGCCAATTTAAAGGATTGGCTTCCTTTGCTTCAATAAACTCTCGTTTACTTCTATCATAGTCTTTTTGAAATCCTCGCTGTTTGCGAAAGCTGGCAGCTTGCTGAAACATTTGCTTATCTCCTTTACGCATTTGTCCCATAAGATCTTCTGCTCTCATGCTACGAGCTTCTCCAAGATCAAATTGTCTACGCTCTTCACCCATGCTGACATCAAACTGCCTAGACTGTTCCTGCATTTTTCTGTTTTGCATAACATAATTCAATAGAGTATTCTCTAAAGTATCTGCTATTGCCAAACCAGATGTATATCCACCATAATCTTGATAAGCCATAATTAACTCCTATTAAAATATATTATTAAGTGCGTTGCCATTTGTTATACATAAATACCCAATTTAATCCATCGTTATCTGTATGTGTAGTACCAGTACTTGGTGTACCTCCCGTCCATCCAGACGGCATAAAAGAATTAGGATTATTTAATCCATCGTTCCCCCCCGTATCACCCATGCTGATATTAAATTCATCTTCACCAGAAGCAAGTATATTGCCTAATGCACTTGTTAATGCATCTTGATATCCATATTGAGCACCTAATACATCTGCCTGATATCCAGCCATAGAACCTTGCAAACCTTGTGTATAAGCCTGATTAGCAGTACCTAAACCTTGTTGTAAACCATACTGCGATCTACCAAAACCAGATCCAGAAGCTCCTGCTAAACCTTGCCCACCTGTCATAGCAAGAAGATTCTGCTGTCCTGCTAATTGCTGACCAGACATATCAAAGCCTAGCCCTGTTCTTGCCATACCAATATCTGTCTGCATTTGCCCCATTGATGGGAGAAATGCCATACTGGATTTATCTAGTCCAGTAACATTGATATCGCCAAATTGTTTTAGAAAACCCAAGGGATCTTCATAACCACCAGAAGGATTTGATTGATTCCAATCGAAATGATAAGGTGTATGTGCCATAATTATTTTCCTTTTTATTTACGGATAGGTTGGACCTATAAAACTGGGATTATTCCAGTATGGTTGAGATTGAGGCAGTTGATTATATGCCTGTAAAGCCGAACCATATAAGGGATTACCTGCGGCATTACCAACAGTAATAGTTTGTGGATTATAGCCTACTTGCCAAGGTTGTAAACCTCTTCCTTGTATTTGCGGAACCATATTAATATTACCACCAAAAGTGTGTCCAGATAAAGCTGGAGTAGTTCTAGCTCCTATATTAGATGGTACTGGATTTACAAGATTGTTATTAATAACCCCGCCTACTGGGGATGCTTGTGTTGTAGCACCAGTTAATCCAGCAGTTGGATCTGGGGTAAGAACTGGTGCATTACTAACTGGATCTGTAGCTATATTAAGCATATTGTTAGGCTTTAACTGTGATCCGGTTAGTTTGGTAAGACCGGGATCACCAGTTAATGCTTTGCTTGTATATCCGGGTCCACTAAAAGGATCATACGCCTGTGCCCCAGCTATATTAGCTGCTGCTGGTTGTAAAGCACCTATCTGTTCCATGCCTAATGCACTTTTGCCCCAATTAGCTGCTTTGGTTGCCATAGCAGGATTTGCCCATGCAAAAGCAGCAGATTTTATACCTGTGGAAATAGCCTTATTACGCATAGATGTTTTCATATCATCCTGATAATCACTTATATCTTTTTTAAATCTCCTCTTAACTCCTTCTGAGTATTCTTTTTGTTCACCAGTTAAGACATTAATATTTTTACCCAATCCAGTTGCTTGTGCTTCTCTTCCACCTGCCCATTGCTGACCAAGTAATGACCCGCCATAGGATCCTGCAGCACCACCAAGCCCTGCAGCTACAGCTAAACTAGCCCCACCAGTTACAGGGGCTAAAGCAAGTCCAAGTAAACCTCCACCAATACCACCAAGAGTAGTAGTTAAACCCTGCCAACCAGCAGTCCTTCGCCTACGCCTATCTTCAGCACCAGTTTTTTCACTTAACCGCTTATCGGTTTCCATCATTTGTCTTTGTAGTAATAAATCTCCTATTGCCATAACTGACCTCTATCCTTTAAGTTTTTCTACTTCTGCTGATAATTCTTGTACAGCTTTTATTAAATAGGCTGTTAATTGAGTATTATTGTAAGATTGGAAAATTGGATCTCCGTTATCATCTACAGCATCCTTATCTCCTTTTACAATATCGGGAAACTGTTCTTCTAATTCATGAGCCACAAAAGAAACTCTCTGTTCATCAACTTTTTTAAATATACCTATTTCTTTTTGTGTGAAATGAATAGGTTTGAGAGCATTGATTTTTTCCAAAACCCCATCACTTATATCAACTATATTTTCTTTAATACGGTAATCAGATGTCTCATTGGGCCAAACCTCAGTAGTGCCAACCCATCCATCTAAATAGGTATCATCCCAAAAAAAGTTTATAGCGTGTTGTCCATTATCGAGTCCACCAGTTCCAGCACGAGAAAGAAATCCGTCAAAAGATACATAACCATCAACTTCAAGAGCCGGATTTGGAGATATTGAAGTAGCCGCTTTAGAACCCCTTCCTATTAAAACTACATCAGTACCACCGTCTACTTTAAACATATTTACATCATTTAAAGATTCTATTCTAAAATTTACATCAACACCATCCTCATTAAATACAGCAACATCAGCTCCAGCCTCATCTATTGTTAATATCTTTATATTACCAGCATAAAAATCTATTTGGTCGTCAGTAAAAGTTATTTTTGTATCAGTATCACCATCATGAAGAATCTCGTCACATTGAATCTGGTTTATATTAGTAATGTCTGTGGTATCATCACCAATTATATTCCCATTCGCATTTATATCACCACTTATAGTTACATTATTTTTAACAGTAAGGTTCTTATCTACATGCTCATTGCCATCACGAGTCATATCAGAATACCATAGAATGCCGTTCTGCTTACGATATCTCCTAAGTGGCTTATTTGTACCATGATATAATACTTCTTCACCTTCACGTAAAGCAGATATTGATGGTTGGGCTTTAACAGTTCTAACCTTATCCTGCTTTTGATTATTGATATATCTTGATACTCTATCCATTATGCTGCTCTTTTGTGAAGTACCCTATATTCAATACCTATATCATTGATATATACTTTTCTTGAATTAGTAGCAGTATCCATTTGTAAAAGTATTTTATTACAAGTTATAGGAGATGTTGGAGTAAGTTTTACTGTTGCCCAGTCTGAGGCTGTTGCTACTGTTCCGCTTAAAGCATGGGACGTACCATCATCTTCTTTAAGTGTAAAATATCCAGTTAGAGCACTATCAGTCTTATAGGTAATATAGACTGCATAGACCTTTTTACTGGTAGAGGGATCTCCAAAGTCAGTTTGTTTTGTGCGAAATTCTGTTTGAACCTGTGCTATTGCTGATCTTCTTAATTGATAAAAATCTATAGTATCACCTTCGTCGTGAGCTATAATAGTATTGTTATCTTCCGTATCTACAGAATTAGTTATACCATCATTGGTAACTGGAACGAAACTTTCTATAAAAGTAAATGAATTATTTTTAAGGTCACACATATAAGTTGAACCATCGCCACCCATATCGCTGATTACAAAGACCATAGACTCTTGTTCGTCATAAATAATGCTTGTATCGTTTGTTATCTTTCTAGACCATGTTGAATCACTAATTAGTTTCTCTGACAGATTTCTTATTTGAGAACCATCATATAAAAACAAACCTTGTAAGTTAGCCCAGACAATACCATACTGTGTACGCTTTACAGCTTCAGGATGCATAACTCCTTGGTACTTATAACTATTTTCAAGAAACCAGTTATAGTCATCTCCTGATATATTTATGATATCTAAACTATATTGCTTAAAAGCTAATAGACGATCAGCGAAAGAATCTATAGCTATATAATGATCTGCATCTCCCTTTGCCGCCTCTATATAATTATGATATGGAAAAGTATCATATCTTCCCGGCATTGAGTACAGAATCCTATCTGGGAAATTAGTGGTGGTTGACTCTGATTTGCTTGGACCTTTAGTCTCGTCTTTTATAGTAACATTACATACAAATACTCTATCATTAGAAACGGTTGCATCTTTCCAATATTCACCTTGATCTCCAATAGCATTACTAAATATACTAGATGAATAACCATTTATAACTTCATATGTAACAAGCCCAAGTTCTAAAACTTCAAAGTTTGCAGAAGCAGTAGCCGTAGGACAATTATAAGTAGAACTGTCAGCATCAAACCAAGTTGTATAATCATCTGATAATTTAGTCCTCCCGCCTTTAGTAAGGTCTAAATCTAAAAGCATAATCCATTCAGAGTCGGTACCTTGTTCCCTGATATATATTCTTCCTCCACTAATTCTAGGATCATATGGACCTTTTGCAGATACGTTCAATGATAAAGCTTTTAAATCATTTGAAGTTGAATCATGTGTATTTGCATATACTAACGGCAATGATTCTTGATTACCGTCATATATAAATGTAGATGCACATTCATAAACAGCACCGGGGATAGCCCCATCTACATCGGTATGTGTTATAATATTAAACTCAAAGCCAGTGCCTGCACTAGCTGGATATGTAGTAAAATTTGCAGGACTCGCAGTTGATGCAGATGTTAAATCATTTTCAGTTGGAGGAGCTAAATCATTGTCTTTTGCATAATAAGCTGAATATGAGTTATCATCTGTAGTTGATCCAGCATCTGGGAAATGCCTTCTTTGAATATATCCATACCACTGTATTTTAGAATCACCTAAATCTGCAGTATCGCAACAGCGTATAGCTTCTCCTGATTTATAATATTTTACTTTTGAGTCAATTCCTGTTTCAGAAGAACGAAGTGTTATACTATTTTTATTCCACTTAGTGAGGGTAGCAACAACTAAAACAGCAGTATTACTTGTACTACCGGGATCTGTAAATGTAATCTCTTCATCTACTACATAACCAGTACCTCCATCTACTATCGTAAATGTGGGATTTCCAGATCCATCAGTAGCTATGTTACACGATATACTAGAGCCACTACCATCAGTACTGGTTTGAGCTGTAGAAGTATGGCTTTGGCTTGCCTGCCATGCAGAAGATGGAGTTGGTGTAGTATCATCTACTGTAGCAACACCGCCAAAACCAGTATTAAAAGAGAACGAATCAATTGTATGCTCTTTGGGATTTGCCATTAGTATGATCTTATCACCAAATGCAAAGCCTTTAACAGTAGCAGCCCAGTATACTTGTCCTGTTTCCAAAGAAATAGCAACTGATCTGTCCAATATTAGATTGTTGCCATTATGTGCTACAACCTTATATATGCCTTGCCCATTAGGATCTATTGAATTAGCTGGGAAAGCTGGAGCGGTTAATAATATTTGACTGCCTACTGCAAATGAAGTTGATAAATTTACTCCAGAACCATTTACAGTTAAATTTAGTTCAGTTTGACTGGTTAATACTTTAAATCCATCTTCAGAACCGCCAGACTGATCAGCTGTTGCTACTAATACCGTGACTGGATCTCTAACCCAGTCTACTTCAAAGTACCCAAGCCCATAACCGGGCTGTACAGATTCTCCAGAAGTCGTAGATGTTATATAAGGATTACTATAAGTAGCTCTAGTTAATAAGTTCCCACTTCCTGATGGTGCTGCTTCTGTTGTATCTGACATTAAATATGCAGGACCAATAGATCCATGTATGTTAAACATAAGATTCTGTACATGAGATAACTGGTTATCCCTAATGTCAGCAGCGTCTTGAAGCTCATTTAATCCACCACTGAAATCTTTTATCTGATGAATGCGTTTAGGCACTTATGATCTTTCCTCCATAAGATGTAACTCCATCAACAATATCCAATACAACAATATTAAAATTGTTATTACTAAAGATATCAATGATACCAACATTATGACTCCAGTTAGTAGGTCTACCCTTTAAATATGTTTTTTGCATATCCGTTAAGCATCCCATTGAATGTGCCATGTGTGCTCCGTCAATATGCTGGACGGTTGACTTCTGGCAGTCATGAGTGTGCCCATAGATGATGTTGCATCCCATCTGTAAGGCATGGGTTCGGGCATGATGTATTCCGCCATAGTGCCCTCCGTGATAGACATAGAGCTTACTCCCCAAGAGTTTAAATACTTTACCATAGTCATGCCACTCATACCCACGTTCACTTATCTTAAAAGCTCTCCTAGAGAGCAAGTGAGGCATATAGGGGTTCTCTTCCACGAAATTGTCAAACCAGATCTCGTGATTACCTTGAACCATGATCTTTTTAGTGCATTTAACTTTCTTAAGAACTTCATCTATTTTGTCTAAACCTTCATTAACTGCATTTATCTCTTCCCATATAAGAGGGAGTTGATATTCGATAGGAGGACGTTTTCGTCTTCTCCATTGCCAGTGAGAAACAGAATCGCCTTCCACAAAATCACCGAGACAAAGAAAGGCATTAGGCTTTACCACCTTTATAACATTTAAAGCACAAGCAAATGCCTTCTTGTCTTCTTTTGGAAAGTGAATGTCTGGAAAGACAATCACTCGATGTTTGATTTTCAAATGTGACTCCTACGTACATTAATCTCTTAACTCCACATGAACTAAATCATCAAAATTGTTATCTTTAATTTCTCCATCACTATCCCAGTCTCCACCCCAGCGGATCTTTACTCCCATTTCATGACCTATACCACGTAGCATACCACCCATATAATGAAACCTTTCACGATCATTCCAATCAATAGGATACGGAGCAACATCCACGGCTTTGCCTTCCATGTGCTTACTATATTTAACTTTTGTTGCTCCCTTTTCGAGTAGCTCCTGCTGCCTTTTTTCAGTGCGTAATCCTTCAATTATAGTTACATCCATAATCTTAATAAGCTCATTTAATACATTAATAAGCTTAGTATTAACGCCCTTTAAACGCCTTCTGGATGTTTTGCCAAACTTGGGCACTAAAATTTCCAGACAAGTTTTACAGCTGCTAATAGTACATCCATGCACTCTTTTGCTATAGCTTGCTGTTCACTAGCGGTAATTTTACCATCCTTGGCAGCCTCATGATATTTTTTAGCTGCCTCTTTCATTTCTTTAAAAATAATGCGATATCTTGTAGCAGCCATAGTGCCCCAAGCACCAAAGATGATTACTAATAAATACGCAGCATTAGACCAGTTTAACCATTCCATTATACTAACCTCATTATTATTGATACGATTACAGGCATCACAAGTATACCAATTGAACCAACTGTACTTATCTTGGTTAAGTTGGTCTTGTTCTCTTCTACCTGTCCATTAAGCTTTTCAATATGTTTCTCTACTCTTTGGATACTTTTAAAAATACTGATCTGACGCTCTCCCAGTTTAACTAAACTAGCAGTGGTTTCTGCTCTGTAATCTGCTACTGACTTAGTGCCTGCCATTGATCCTGCTCACATTTCCCTTAACTTCCATCATAACATCTGATAGATCATTAATTTCTTTAACCATATCTTCATGCCGTCTGTCTCTTATTTCATCTGATTTATTCCAACGGTCTATCAGTTTAATTATCATGCTTTCCATATTTTCCAGTGTTTCGCTTTGTCCTTTATTTTCAATACGCAAATCTTCAAGTGATTCTTGTTGTTTCGCACTCTTCTGGCTTAAAGAAATAACGAGATAGACAAACATCGCCCCCACAACGCCTATCATTCCAGCCTCGCTGTATACTGCTAAAAAATCCACTATTAGTTGCCCGGAAGTTTGCCATGTATGCTTACATAATGATTTATCTTAGCTAATATCTCGCTCCAAGATATGGCTCTCACTTCTTTTTTTTCTTTCGCCAACTTAGCGGGTTTAGGTTTAGCTCCTTTTGATACCATTGCAATTCTTCTTCCATCTTTTTGTATCTTTGTTGTTCATCTATTATATGTCTATCAACCAGTTCACCGATCTGGGCAGTCGAAGTAGCCATCCCCTCTTCAAGGGCTTCAATTCTTGCGATAATATTCCAGAAACCGTAAACCAGCATCCCACACAAAACCAGAATCTGTCCCAGCCATTTAATGTTGAAAGAGAAAACCATGTTATCATCCACGAGAGTTCCCCGATAGCTTCTGGCTGTAGGTGGTTTATCATTTATACTGTTGTCAGCCATGACATTAAATAAAATGATCCAAGTATAAAAACAAACACCCCTAACCAGAAATGATATTCTTTACTATCATTCATTTTATCTCCCAGCCAGCTATTGACCAGCCTGAGTCACATCCAGTAAGGACTACAGTTATAATTAAAATACCAAGCAGTACAAGTATAAACCCTGCAAATACTTTAAACTCATTCGGTTTCAACTTCTTCAGGCTCCTTATTTAAGTCTACCTGAAGAGCATCTAAGAATGCCTGTCTACCAAATCGCAGTTGTGTTAAGTTGAACTCTGATGCTCCAACTTTTCTATCTAAGTCTGCTATATGGTTAATCATTGTTTTCTGCTCATCAGTTAGTTCTGACTCTTTATAGTCTTTTCCGAACAGATTGATTGGTGTTTCTTTTTCTTTTTTCGCCATCACAATCTCCTTTGTGGTTTGTTATTTAAACTTTTTTGAAATCAGCAATCACCTTTGCGAGTTCATCGCTCTGTGCTTTAGCCCTTGCTATCTCATTATCATAACGCTCTTTTTCACGCTCTAATTCAGATAGGCTATACTCACGGCTACTGTCTGGCAATGCTTCGCCAGTTGCACCATTCCATTGCTTTGAAACCATAGCAACGTACTCACGCTCTTCTTTAGCATGTCCCGATACTCCCGGTACTGCATCTTTCTTATATGCTGGAATCTTACCAAGCAAATCAGACTTACTGTCACCAGCAGAGTAGTCAATAGAGTTAGTGTCCATGAAAGACTTAATCTCTGCAACTGTATTATCATCAGTAGGTTTGCCTTCCCACTCAACCGCATCAACTGCCTTTACTTCAGCAACTGCTTCTCTGGTAGTCTGTTTCTGCTTTGCAAAAGAGACAGAGCCAGCAGATTTTAGTGTACTATAATTTGACCAATTCATTTGGTTCTCCTTTGTTTATTTTACAAAATACATTTCAACTGTATCTGAAACGTCTTTCATTATTATGCCCACGGGGTGAATTGCTGTAAACCATACTGAACCGCTACTAATTTTGATTCACTACCACTAAAAGACACATCTTCTTGAGCAATACCTATGCACATTGCCATTTTATCTGCCTTCATTCCTTCACCTTCTGCTGAAGAAGTGCAGATTCCATCGCCTACTGCAATATCGCCTTTTTCACCATTGCAAAGAATATGACCATCACCAAGCACATAGACTTGATGTAGGTTTTCATTTTCAGCATCTCTGGCTTTCACCGCTTTAATTTTTACATCTCCAATTTCCGCATCTGGAGGTAGTTCATCACCTTCAGCCCATAAAACTTCTTCAACGGCTTCTTTCGCCGGGAATAGCAGATGTTTAGCGGCGTAAGCACCCAATACAGATTTAGAATATGCAGAAGATGATTTCTGTACTTTGTATAAAATGCCACGCTCTGTATCTGCTCCATCTTTTTGTTTATAAAAGATTTCTGTATGCTCTACCAGTGTCCCGTAAGGATAACCATCATCATTGTCTGCATCGGGCAATTCTACATCGTGATTAGCAGTAAAAGTCCCCCAAGTAACTGTTCCGCTTGTAAAAGTAACATAAGCCTGATTGGTGCCATCACCATCATTGATGGACATTACATAATTAGTCCCAGAACCATCGTCAGCCCCGGTTTCCATACTAATTCCATGCCGTGCAGCAGTACCTCCATCGTGGTTTATGTTAAAAATATAGTCACCAGCAGAACTATTTCCAGTAAAGTAAAACATCCCTTTAGAATCAATTCTAAGGCGTTCTGTTAAAGCATTTTCCCCGTCTAACGTTGTATGAAACTCAATACGACCCGGCATATCAGAGGTGTCTCCACCAGTTGCGGGTTCTCCATCGACATCGAATACAATAGCCGCCGCTGATTCATAATTACTGCCATCATGTCCATAAGCTACTATCGAACCTATCAGTTCATCATCGGCAACTACAGTAGGGCTTGCAATGGTTCCCCCAGCCTTACGAAAAAATAATCTACTGGATGTAGTATCAGTATCATTGGCAGCACCTATATACAGGTCTGAACCACTGTTACCTTGAAGGTAATAGCTCGCAACATCATCATTACCAAGTGTGACTGAGTTGTCTGCTTGTCCTGTTGCACTTTTACCTATTACTATTTGGTTTAAGCCGTTGGCATCGTCAGCTTGAGCATCATATCCGATAAGCACATTATAACTACCCTGACCTGCACCACCTGCACCTGTTAAATTGTTACCAGCGGATATACCGATTGCGACATTTCCTAAAGCCGCAGTTAAAGCACCGCTAAGAGTACCTGCTCCAAGAGTACAATTATAATTTGAAGCTCCAGCTCCCCATGTTCCACCTCCTGCATTTTGACCTATAAAAGTATTACTAAGAGAACCTAACGAATTACTATCTGCATCAGTATCATCCATAGTCTGATACCCCAAACAAGTATTATTTGTACCAGTAGTATGAACTAACATGGCTTGATATCCAACAGCCGTATTCCCAGCACCACTTGTGAGGGCGGCAAGGGCATCTTTTCCGATTGCAACAGTTCCATCCTGAGTAGCCTCTCCAAACATTGCACCATATCCAATGGCTACACAGGCATCAGCACCATTAACAGCCGCACCTAATGCGTTTTGTCCTATTGCTACATTTTGTTCTTCTGTATCAAATCCATCACCAGCCCCATATCCGAGCAAAACATTAGATGACCCAGTAGTAATGGCTATTCCCGCCAATGAACCGATTGCCACATTATTATCTCCAGTAGTAATTCCACCCAATGCATTATGACCTAACGCAGTATTATAATTAGCACCAGCCAAAGCGGAATCCATTGTATAGTTTCCAATACAAACATTGTATTGATTTGTAGCAGTAGCCCCAGCAGACCAATCTCCTCCACCGGAATTATACCCAATAAAGACATTATCACCAGATGTGTCACAAGTGCCACCACCACTTAAACCCATTGCCCCATATCCAACTGCCAGATTTCTTGCGCCAGTAACATTCTGTTGTAATGCAGTATATCCCACCGCCACATTCCCAGCACCACTTGTGAGGGCGGCGAGCGCAGAACGACCGATAGCAACCGTTCCGTCTGCGGTTGATTCCATAACTGCATAGCCAGCATATCCCCCAATACAAACAGTATCATCCACATCAGTTGCTTGTCCACCACACCACTGACCCATAAAAACATTATGACCGCCAGTTAAATTATTATAACCCGCAGCAAAACCAACTCCAACATTAGCATCACCTTGTGTAGCTTTACCTAATGCATTAGAACCAATTGCTACACTATCAGAAACCGCATTCATAACGGCGGCTAAAGTATTATTACCAACTGCTGTATTACTGTTTGATGCCGCATCAGCCCACGCTCCACCACCTGAATTTTTACCAATAAAAATATTATCTGTTGAACCTGCAGATGTTGATTGAGTACCGCCAGCTTGTGTTCCGTCCATTGCTCCATAACCAATAGCCATATTGGAACCACCAGTAGTATGTTGTACCATAGCATTGTATCCGACAGCTAAATTATATTGACCAGTTGTGACGGCTGCAAGAGCAGAAGTTCCGATTGCAACACTGCCAGAGACTTCATCCTCAGCCGCACCAGCAATGGCACCACTGCCAATAGCAACAACGTCGTTTACTACTTGTGTAGTAATAGCTCCACTCATAGCGTTGTATCCGATTGCTACGCAATCATCTGTTTCAGTAGTACCTTGAAATAATGCATGATAACCTACTGCTACATTGTGTTCGCCTGTTGAAATGTCTGCTCCTGCTCCTTCACCAAATAATGAATTTCCAGTACCTGCGGCTAAATCTACACCGCAATCTTTTCCAAATGCGGTATGTGATGTACCTGTACCGCTACCTATTGCATATACTTCAGTAGCTGATACAAATAAAGGTATAGTATTACCAGCACCATCTGAGCATTGGTCAGCAGAACCTTCTGCACCTCTTGCTCCGCTATCGGATGTTTTTAATAAACCAGTATAAGTACTGGCAATCGTTGAACCTGTTAAACTTGCCATAATTTTACTCCGTTAAGTTTCCTTGTGTTTATTCTTATAACTTGCCGCCCGAAACTTTTCTGACATGGTTATAAGCAAATTCTTTATGTTATGTCTTCCCATTTACGATGCTCGTTTTCCCATAAGTCACCAACCAGTTCCCAGAGATCTCTGGCAATAGCTGCTGATCTGGTAACGAAACTTCGTAAGCCTAATTTTAATGTTAGCATTATCCAATGTAGGCTACTAGCATCCCAGATGTAATATCAATCTCAGTCCACCTGCCAAAGATCGTAGCACCCTGTGGGAATGTATTGCTACCGTCTACAATTGCTCCTAGTTCTCCCTCAGTTGCAGTTGCATTTCCATCAGTTTTACTATGAGCCGCGGCTGCAGTGTTTATATACTGACTTGAATCTTCAGCTAATAAACCACTAGTAGCATCAAATATAGTATCCTCTAAAAATGTTATTGCTACAAATACAGTATTTAATGGGGGTAGTACAGCACTAGTTGTACTTGCATCCATAAATACTGATCCTATTTGACCGAATCCTAGATTCCCTGCCTCTACTACTGAGTATTTTTGTTTTCCACCAGCCATCTTTTTTCTCCTTTATTACGATACCTTACCGAGCTTGACTATTCTCATGGGTATCTTGGTTATGTTTTTGCTATTAAATATTCAATGTTTGTTGTATCGCTATCAGACTTGGCATACACAT